ATTATCATAGTATTATTATAACATTATTTTGTGTAATTAGCCAATAATAAAAGAGAGTGGGTCTGAACCATCAATGTAGTTCTTAAGATCTTCCTCGAGTTGCGCCATCTCTGCTTGAGCTTCTGCTTTAAGGGTGTCTCCGTTTAGTGATGTACCGCCTTGTGGCCCAGCAATAGTAGCAAACTTACTACGTGCTTCACCCAGCGTAAACTTTGCAAGTGCTAGACTATAGTCTTGAATCCATGGTTGAATTTGCTTGTCTTGTAGCAGTCCTGATTCAGGTCGAGTATTGTAAACCCATAATACAACTTTTTCACCGCTATCATTAAATTTACGTAATAGTGTTACAGTTCTAGTAACTGGGTTAAACTCAAAATTAACAAATCCACCGAACATCCTAGCACTCATCTCTTGATATTGATAATACATTTCATAAGTTGCTTGTCCGCCAACCCGTCCAGCTTGAAGCAGATAGGTATTTACAAAAGCTGCTTCAAATGGTTCGAAGTTTGTACCGGTACCGGAACTACCAACACTTCGACGGAATACCTGTCTAACTTCTTGCACTTCGTCTGGCAAGACATACTCTTGTTGTTCTTCAATAATAGACAGGAACAGATAACTACTTTCAACACTACTGCCTGCCCGCTGGCGATACTTACGCAATGCTTGATCAATGCACATAGTATAATGAGAAGGGTCAAGCTCAACGTCCACCATATCCCCGCCTAAGCGGAAATAAATGTAATCTGTAATATCTTTTCGTAACGTAGTTAGATCGGCCATTAATAAAAGTTCCTATTGCAGCAGGGGAAGATTAGTCCCCCGCATAGTATTTATTTAGAAACCTTTAGTAATACTATATGTTCATTTAGGCGTCCATTCATTTTTGTCTCAGTTGCCTTAATATCGTTCATAAATGTGCGTAATGCTATTTTACCAGCCTTGCCAAACTCTTTAAGTTGCACTTCGGGTTTACGTAGTGTCTTTTGAGTGCTTAATTTTTCATCAAAGAATAGTAAAGTTGTTCCTTTAACTGTTAAAATAGCATGTTCCTCTGTAACATACTTGCCTAGTTTGCGGTTTTTAGTGTTAAACACCCAAAGTTCACTAGCACCTACTATTGTAGTAGGATCAATACTAACAATCTTATATCGATTATCGTCTGTTTTAAACTTTAACTTAGAAACAATCTTATCAGCACTTCTAGGCTTGGGCTTTCGAACTGCACGGTTTGCTTTCTTAAGATTAGCATATGCATCAAGATCGCTAAACATTGTATCAAAGAATTTTACAAACATAGCTATATCTTTTTTACTAAAATTGTCGTATCCTTCCTTAATTTGCTCCCAAGTATCCTGCTCTGCTTCGCTCATCTTTTTAAGTTGTGTGGCAGTAGGCATGGATTGCAATAACGCAAACTCAGCAGCAATTGGCTCGTAATAACTACGGATCTTACTAATATGTGCTTGAGCCACTGTGTTAGTTTTTAGGTATTCAAACATTTTAGGAATGTCTGAACTAGGTTGCATGTCCACTAATACTTCAAGATCGCCAATAATTTCACTAAGTTGCTCGTTCATCCTGTCTTGTATAGTAGGCTTATAAACATCAACTTTCTTCTTAACTTCAACTTCTTTAACTAACGGCCTGCCAGACTCTGCTAGTTCAGCAAAGCGTTTTGCCATCCATATATGTGTTTCTTCAGGGATAGGATCTACGTCAGACAATCCGTCATAATAGCAATATGCGGCAATATGGTTATACGTAAAGTTAAACTCAGGGTTAGCAAGGATAGATCTGGTCGTTTCCTTATTAAATTTCTTTTTAACATATGATTTAATAATTGGAGAACAAACTTTTGTCTCGACTTCATTATGAAAAGCCCTGGTAAAATGCCTGATTCCACGTGACGTGTCAAGTGCCAGTACCCCAGTCTTAGCTTTTCTTGCGTTAACTTTCTTCTTTTTCTTAGTCGTTAGAAGTGAATTTTTCGCCATTGTATTCCTCCATGCCCTGGATAAGGCTCATAATGTCTGCAATATCAAGATTGTCTACAGACTCGTTTGCTACTGTCTCTACCCATTCCCGTTGGAATGTAGATATAGGTATTTCTTTTCGTGTATTAAAATCAACAATCTTTGCCATATTTAACTCTTTCACTTTAGCTTACCTACATAGTAACACGCATGCACTGAATGTCAACCATTAACCGCTAAATATTTCAGACATGGCTGACGAAGTACCATATAGATCTCCAAAAGAACGGGCAGAAGATGCAAGAATAGAGCATCAGCGGCAGATGGACCGCGAATACGACGAAAAATTTAGTGAAAATCAAGCTAATGAAAAAAAAGTTGCAAAACAAAAAGCTGAGGATCAAGCTAAAAAATTTAAAGAAAAAATGTTAAGGGCTCAACAAGCTAAGACAAACGCTCTTTTAATTGAAGTAGGGCGTAACGGAATATTGATATTTATTTTGTATGTTGTTTCAGACGCATTGTCAAGATATATAATACTTCATTTACTATAGAAAATTACTCTAACGAGATCATACGCAAATCTATCCAGAAATATAATGTTGTAAGACCCACGACGAAGAGTGCTTGAAAAAGTAGCAGATGCCAGTATTTTATCATCTAGCTGTATTTATTTACAAACTAGATCCCATATAAATACTATAACTAAGTTAAGGATTCTAAATATGCCTAGAATATCCATGTGGAAAGAGGGAGCTCATTCCAATGATTTTAAGTTCTTTGATCGTACAATTAAAGAACAATTCACTGTGGGCGGAACAGGAATACATGTTCACAAATACCTAGGAATTATGAACCAAGGTCCAAGCGCAGACCTTAGCCAGCCTCAAGCAACAGAAGATGACCCACTTGCTATACAGGATTTTTTATTCTTAGAAAATAGAGATAGGAAGTATGAGCAAGACGTATATAACATGCGTGGTATATACAATGTTGCTGATACTGATTTTGATTTAAGTCAGTTTGGTTTGTTTTTACAAAACGACACACTGTTTATTACATTTCATCTTGCTGACATGGCTAGCACACTAGGCCGAAGTTTAATGAGTGGTGACGTTTTAGAATTGCCGCACTTAAAAGACTATAATAGCCTGGATACGAGTTTAGAAGTTGCACTTAAACGATATTATGTGGTACAGGAAGGTACTAGACCTACTGAGGGATATAGCCCAACTTGGTGGCCACATCTATGGCGGGTTAAATGTACTCCACTAGTAGACGCTCAAGAATACCAAGATATCCTTAATAAGATACAGATTGACGAGAACACTGGCGAAAGCACAGGCAGTACGCTTAGAGATCTTCTCAGCACGTACTCCAAAGAGCTTGAGATTACTAACAAAGTAGTAGAGCAGGCAGAAGTAGAGGTTCCCAAAAGCGGTTACGATACTAGCAAGTTTTATGTGGTTCCAGCAGATTCAACTGGTAAACCCATGGATCCACTGGGGTACACTGCTGATGATTCCAATCAGACATCTGATAGTACTCTAATAACTGCTGATAGTACTCGTATAAGCCCAGAAAACTCTCTCGCATACAGCGGATACTTAGTTGGCGACGGGCTTGCTCCTAACGGTGAAGCAGTATCAATGGGTACTAGTTTCCCAACTGATGCAGTTGAAGGTGATTACGTTCTTAGAATGGACTTTTTACCAAATAGACTATTCCGTTTCAGTGGCACACGTTTTGTTAAGGTCGAAGACAATGTTAGAAGTAACCCAACGCCAGGAAAGAGCACTAGCCTTAGCTCAGGGTTTATTAATAATACAGCAACAACTACCCAGGATGATAACACTGTGATATCACAGCGTCAAGCATTAAGCAAGGCTCTAGAAATTCAGGAAGATGAATAATGCCTCAACAGTTTTTTTACGATAATCAAGTACGTAGGTTCTTGTTACAGTTTATTCGTGCATTTTCAAACTTTCAGGTTGAATTTGGCAAAGATAGAACAGGAAATACTACATTGCAAACTGTGCCTGTTAAGTACGGAGATGCTACTAGACTAGTATCTAGTCTTCTTAGAGACAATAGTGAAAACAAGATTATCCCAACTCCAATGATTAGTTGTTATATCAATGCTATGGAGTATACAGTAGATAGACGGCAAGATCCTACTTTTGTGGACAAACGTCATATCCGTATGAGAAAATTTGACCAAGATTCAGGTGAATATACTACTCAACAAGGCAATGCGTTTACAGTAGAACGGTTAATGCCTGTTCCGTACAACCTAACATTGAATGTAGACATTTGGACTAGTAATACTACACAAAAATTACAGTTACTAGAGCAAATTTTAGTTTTATTTAATCCTTCACTTGAAATACAAAGCACAGACAGCTACTTAGATTGGGGAAGTTTAAGTTATATTGAACTAACCGGAGTAACTTGGAGTAGCAGAGCAGTTCCTGTTGGCGCAGATGAATTAATTGATATTGCTACATTAACATTTAATGTTCCAATTTGGATTTCACCACCGTCTAAGGTTAAAAAACTTGGAGTTGTTAATAAAATTATTGCTAGCATTTTTGATGAAAGCGGTGATCTTGCTGACGGCGTAATAGATCAAAACATATTAATGGGCACTAGAATGAAATTTGCACCCATGAACTATGGAATTTTACTCCTAGGTAATACGTTAACTATCCTTGAAATTCAAGAATCAGTGACTAATAAAGTAGAGCCAACAAGCATTGAAAACGACCCACCAGTTAAAATTGGGGTAGATGATATCACTTGGCGAGCAGTAATTAACCAATATGGTGAGTTACAAGCTGGCATAAGTCAAATTAGACTTGACTTTGGCACAGGAGAGATTGTAGGAACAGTTGCACATCATCCTAGTGACGATACAAAACTCTTGTTTACTGTTGATGGAGATACTATACCTACAAATGACTTGCCTCCAGTATTAAAAGTTATAAATCCTCTAAAAGTAGGACCAGACGCTGGGCTTGCTACATCAGCTACTGGGCAGAGATATTTAATTCTTAAAGGTATTGGTGCCAAGGACAATACAGACGGACCAGATGCTTGGAAAGATACATCTGGAAACGACTTTATCGCTAGCCCTAATGACATCATACAATATGATGGAATAAGATGGAATGTAGCATTTGATAGCAGTACAGACTCTGGAGTACATTATGCAACCAACACTAACACTGGTATACAATACAAATGGACTGGTGAAAATTGGGTTAAAAGTTATGAAGGCGAATATAAAGCAGGAGATTGGCAATTAGTAATTTAAAACAAAGTGCTGGTGCTGTTTTTTTCTCTAAGTCCACACTAAGATTTTTATTTTTACTCAGAGACGACACGAGTTTTAAAAACACCTGGGCATTTGTTGGTGGAAAAATTAACAATGACGAAAAGATAGTAGATGGATTATACAGAGAAATTGGCGAAGAAATTGGCTATGTTCCTGATATAGAAAAACTAATACCCATTGAC